CCGTTTTCCCCCTTTGGCCCCTGCGGGCCGGTCGGCCCGGTGGCGCCCGTCGGGCCTGCCGGGCCGGTCTCTCCCTGCGGCCCCTTCGGCCCCTGTATACCCTGCGCTCCCTGTGGTCCCGTTGCGCCCTGCACGCCCTTCGGTCCCTGCGGCCCGGTCGGCCCCTGTACGCCCTGCGGTCCTGTCTCGCCCTTCTGCGCCGTCACCACCGTAACGCCGCCCGTGTCCGATACCGTGGCGTTTGCAAACTGCATCCGGCCGCGCTGCGGCATCGCCTGCCCAAGCGCGTCAAGTATCAAATGCCCGCTGCTGCCCGTTGCCTCAAAGGTTTTTCCGTCCGCAGACGTTTCCAGCTGCTTGTCCTCGTTCAGCCGTATGGCCTTTATTCCTGTGCTTTTCACTGCGGTATCCAACTCTAACCGCTCCAACTCGTCAATGTTCTCGTTAAAAATCGGCGCAAGCACTTCCCGCGGCAGCTCGTCCAGGATGCGCTGCATCTCGGCGGTGGAAACGCCGGGCGTGTCCGGCCGCCCCACGTTCCCCTTGCCCAGCATATCCCCTTCTGTAATTTTTCGAAACGCCATAAGCTCCTCCTTTTCTCAGGCCCGGTAATACCCGGTCTCCACAAATTCAATGCCGATGCTGTCCAGCCCGAACGGCTCGTTCAGCACGCCGTTTTCCACCTTGAACCCCGCCTTGTCCACTTTTTTCAGCCGGATTTTGTCCCCCAGCGTGCGGGGCGTGTCGTCGTTGGAGTAAGTGAACTTGGAATAGATCAGATGCGCATAGGAAAAATACCGCGCCGTCACAAAATCGCTGAACAGCTCTTCCCATATGCCCGCAACGCGCCCCCACGCCCGCACGCCCGTCGCCAGTGCGCTGGCCAGCTCTACATAAAACCGACTGAACGTTTTGTTGCGGTAAAATGTCTTTCCACTCAAATCCGGCGTGCGCCAGCACGCGTAGATCGCCTCGCCGTTGTCGTTGTAGTTCAGCGGGTCGGACGGTTCGTTTGCAAACGCGCAGAGCCTGCCGTCCGCCGTACCGAACCACAGCGCGCCGTCCTGCTCCCACAGCACGCGGGCCGGGATATTGGTGCAGTAAAAGCCCACATACTGGCGCGTGGAATAGGGGGCCGAGCGGTCCGTCTGCGTAGCCTGCAGCCCGTCCAGAATGTACGCGCGCCCGTTCAGGCACAGCCAGTACATGTCTTTGTAAACCAGCGCGAACGCTTCCTCCAGCCCGTTTTCCTCCAGCAGCTTCCCGTTCAAAAAGAAGCTGCGGCTCTGGCTGTATTTTTCCCCGGTAATGTCCTGCGCCGTGATGGCGTAAACGCCAAGCTTTGTCAAAAACAGCGGTTCCGTGCCCAGATACCCAAACGAATATGGAGCAACTGCCCCTTCTCCTTGTAAAATGTTCACAATGCGGAACGCGGGCTTGTTGTCCACAAGGGTTCCCTCCCGCACGATCACGTTCCGGTCGGAATCGGTGGAATCCTTGTGCGCCGCCAATCGGGCGTTCACGATGGAATAGCCCACAATAGCGCTGTCGCTTTGGCCCAGCACCGAATAGGCCTGGTCTCCCCAGTAGGTGGGGTCGTTCAACCCGCTGTACCAGTCGTAATTGATCAAATCTGGATTTCCAGAAAGGAACAATCGGTCTGTCGCGCCGTTCACACCGAACTGGATGCCGATGCGACATTTGTTTATGCGGTCCGCATAGCCTTCAACCGTGTGTGATGCGGTGATTTTCACGTTGTCCTGCCCCGCCACCGGGGATACGCCCGGCGCGGTGGTGAACGTAATCGTACCCGCCGTGCGGTTCACGGTAAAGCCGCTGTTTTCCGCCATCGGCTTCCAGCTTCCGTCCGCCTGCAGCAGCTCTACTTCCACGGGCGTACTGTCCAGCGGTACAAGAGACATTTGATACACCTTATCATTTTCTGTCCCGAGGAACTGCTCCCGGTATTTCGGAGATATCAAATTGGCGTTTTCATATTCTTCCCCGCCGATGTTTGGGGCGCGCGCGATGGTCAGCGTGGGGATGTATGCGTCCGCGTCCACCCGCGTCACGGCCGTGCCGTCGTAGCACAGCAGCGCCTTTCCGTCCGCGATGTACAGCTTTTCGCCAAATTCCCACGAGCGGCTGCGCGCGTCGTTTGCGTCGGAATACACCACGGAATCGCCCTTGTACAGCTTTGTGCCCGCGTGTACCAGCGGGTCGTGTCCCATCAGCGCGTGATACCCGTTGATTCGCCCGTCCAGCGTCTGCTTCACCTGCCATCCCATGCGCTTGCGCACCTTCCCGGGCACGTCGCGGATCATGTTCTCGCAGTCGGGCGAGCGGTTTTCGTCCGCGTTGGCCGGGCTGTTCGTCAGGTCCGCGCCTAAAAAGGTATCAATTTTCACCTGGGACAGCGTGGGAGCCGACGCGCGCGGCATATTTGTCTGTTTAAACATTGCAGCCACCCATTACAACCGCAGTTGGTCCATCTGTCATGCCGGAAAGGTTTGAAAGCTTGCCCTGATACTGCGCGTAAAAGCTCTGGAAAAACCGCTGGTCGTATTCCATGCTCTGCGTCTGCGCCGCGACAAATAAAATCACGGCCAACACTGCTTCATCTGGCAAATCAAACTCCGTTTCATCCGGCGCATTGTCCGGAATGTCCGCCGGGTATGCCTCATAGCGCAGCGTAAACGCATCCGGTAGCTGCGAATATTTTGTGTACGGATGTGCAATGCCGTCTACGATCACGTAGCGCGGCTTATAGCAGTCCTGCGGCAGCGTTTTTTCATCCTCCGCCGCGTACGTTTTTTCGCGCCAGATGGGGTAATACAACGCTACCTCTTTCTGTCCCATGTCAAAAAAGCGGTCCAGTTTCCCCGTCAAATCAACCTTTGGCTTTGTTTCGTCCAGCAGCTTTAAAACTTCACTCTTTGCATCGCCCAACATCATGTTTATTGTCGCCTCCAATTCACGAGCGCAGGAATCGAACCCGCTGTTCCATTCTCGTGTCAAAAGGGGGCTTTCGCCCCCTCACGGGCCATTTAAGGAAGCAGCAATGCCGCCGCCTTCATGGTCGCCGCGCCTGTAACAATGACCTTGCCCGCCTTTTTAAACGCGCCGGATTCCAGCACCACGGCCTTGGTCTTGCCGTTCGCCACGTTCACCACAAGGTCCGCGACGCCCTGAATACCATTTCCAGCTTTGAATGTTACGTCCCCGGCGCTGGAGCCGCTGTTTTCAATCAGGATCACGATTTTTGTATCCTGTTCATCAAACTGAATCTCCGCCCCGGCCGTGCCGTCCAGGGCAGCCGTAGCGGGCAGCTCCACCCCGCCGTTCAAGGGAATTTTTGTCAAAGCAATTGCAGTTGCAGCCATGTTTCAAAACTCCTTTCCATTAAGCCCCGGCCTTGCAGTTCAGCACCACAAGCTCCTTGGGCCGCACGATTTTCGCCTGATACAGCACAAAACCCTTCACCGCGTCGGAGAAGCCCTTCTCCGGGCGGTACGCCTCCACGTGCGTCATCGGGTTCACAAACGCCACTGCCTTGTCCGTGTGCACCGTAATAAGGCTGTTTGCGCTGGAATCCACGGCGACGTTGTTGCTCATCTTTACAATAACGTTGCCGTACTTGCCCACGCGGCCGTTCTCCAGCATTTTGCTGTTGTCGGTGTCCAGCGCCGTGTATGCCTGCTTCAGGCGCATGTAGAACCAGGGCGGCACCTCCATCATGATTTTGCCGTTGGGCTTCACGTTGTTGCCGTACAGCTTTTCCAGCGCCTTGTCGATCTCCTCCAGCACGTTGCTTTTGGTGATAGATGTTGCGCTGGACGCGTACTTCACCGCCTCACGTGTTGCCGCCATGCCGGCAATGTGCTTGTCCATCTCGTCCGCAAGGCCGTAAGTCGCCTCCTTGTTCAGCGCCTCCATCACGCCGCCCACAGCCTGCCGCTTGTCGATATCGTCTACCTTGTAGTTGAAATAGCTGATCTGCTTGATGGCAAGTGTCACGCTGGTGTCATCCACGTTTTCAGGGTCGCTCAGTGTGATCGCTTTGTCAGTGGTTGTGGTGATGGTGGGCTTTCCCACTCCAAGGATGCGTACCGTGTCTCCCATCGCCTTTACTTCGCCCTCATACTGGCGGTTGCAGCCCTCTGCATATACGAGCGCTTTTTCCAGCTCGCGGTTGATGGCTTCCGCCCATACGGTGGGAATAAAATTCTGATATGCCATAGTTTAAAACTCCTCCTTTACTTCCATGTTCCCATGGATTTTCTGATTTTTTCGTAATTTTTGCTTACCGTCGCCTGGTCCATCGCTGCCACCTCTTCGCGCGTGAAGAACTCTTTTTCTCCGGAAGATGTCGGCTTTACATCTCCCATACTGGGTGGGTTCGGCGTGCTGCGCGCTTTTTCGGCCCGGATGGCCTCATAGGCCACAAGCGGTTTGATGCCGCTCGCGCACAGCTTCAAAAATTCAACGCCCAGCTCGTCCACGCTTTTGGCTTTCTCGTCCGGGTATGCTTTTCGGATGGCTTTCAGATCATTTGAAAACTGCTCCTGTGCTTCCCGTTGCCGATGTCGCTGCAATTCTTCTGCCTGCGCCCGAATCTCCGGGTCTGTGGCTTTAATCTGCTCACGAAGCTGCGCTTCAAGCTGCTTGAAAGCCTCCGGCTCCATCTGCGCAGCCTGTGCGCGCTGGCGTGTTGCCATTTCATCACGCCATGCCACAAATTCCGCCTTGGATGCAAACGGCTTTCCGGTATTCGGGTTGACCGCGTCTCCTACGAGTTCGTGGAAAATCTGTTCTTCCCGCTGCTGTGCCTCCTGCTGGCGGCGCATGGCGGCAAACCTTGCGTTTTCTTCCGGAGATTGCGGCTGTTTGGCGGGTTCAGCCTCGTTTGCGCCTGTTTCATTCTCCACCGAAGTTTCAGGCTTGGATGCCGCTGCGTTTTCTTCTGCGGCAACGGCTTCTGCGTCAGGCACGGCGCTTTCCTGTACCTGCGCTTCTGTAGTGTTCATGTTCTCGTCCATTTTTCTCCTTTTTACGCTTGGAAAGCGATTGGATTTTTCCGCGTTGCCTGCGAATTATTTGAAGCGCGGGCTATTCGCCCGGCTCGCCTCCGATTAGATACGCCCGCCGCTGCTCCACGATTTTACCGTGGTTCGCACATTGCGTGTTCGTGCAGGTAAGGTCCTGCTCTATGTATACTTTGGTAGCGGTGTCCGGGCTGTTGTCGCCCTCGGCTTTTGTTCGGCTGCCGGAAATGCGCATCTCCGTTTTACACAATGGGCATAGCATTTTGCATCATCCCCTCTCCTGCCGTCATTACAGGAGATGCGGTTGCAACTCCCTGTGCGCCCATTCCCGTGCCGGGCATACCATTCGGCACGCCCATAGCAAGCATCGCCTGAGCGGCCTCCTGCTGCGCCTGTGCGCGCCTGTCCAAAATGGCCTGGAACTTGTCTTTCGGCACGCCGGAATTGTCGTCCAGCGCCTCCACGTATTCCTCAAATGTGATATGCTGCTGCGCCAGCGCATTTTCCAGCGAAAGCTCACGGGAAAGCACGCTGTACGGGTCGATGGGCGAAATGTCGATTTTGATATCAATGTCCAGATTTTGAAGGTCAGCGTTCGAAATCAAAACGCCGTTGTCCAGTTTCAATCCTTGTACAGAATACGCCACCCACAGCTTGTACCAGATCATCGCCAGGTCCTCCACAAACTGCTTGTAAGCCGCGCTCTGTTCGTTCAGGTTCATGGCGCTCTGGTCGCGGGCCGCCTTGATGGCCTCGCCGCTGGTTTTTGTCGGGTCTACCTGTCCAGTGGCTGATTCACTCGCTCCTTCAAGCTCCCGGCTCGTGCCTACAAGCTCGGCCTGTAAATTCGCAGCATCGCCGCTGATGGGCGCGGGGTTCAGATACTGCACAAAGCTGCCCACCGGGTTCGCGTTCAGGTTTTTCACACCGATGCTTGCCCCCACTGTGCCCAGGCTCTCCGGCTGCAGCAGCTTGTCCTGGTCGTACACCACCGTGGGAAAGCTGTACCGCTTCACGCAGATGGCCCGCCGCGCCAGCGTGCGGTTCACCTCGATCTGGTTCGGAATCAGCGTTTCCACAACGCCCACGCCCCGGGCGCTGCCCATTTTTTCTTCCCAGCGCATGCCGCACACCGGGTAAACGTCCAAACCGTTGATTTTCTCCATGGGCCGGTAAATAACGGTCTCCGTTGAACGGCAGAACTCCATGCCATCTGTTGTCTTGCGCATGAACAACAGGCTTGTGCATTTCCCGTTGTCCGTCTGCACCTCGTCGGCACTCGTAACGCCTAACTGCGTTTCGTCCGCTTCATCGGATACGATCATACGGATATCCGCTTCGTTTATCCCATTTTCCTTCGCCTGTTTACGCACGCTGTCCACAGGCACGCGCTCGGCAATGATAATCCATTCCTGTTCTTCCAGGTTCGGCTCCTGCTCGTTGGCCAAATACAGCGAAGTCTTATCAATCAGCCTCATTTTCAGCCGTGGCGTCATGTCTGTTACTACGCTGTTGCTCGGCTTTCGGTCATCAAAGCAGTACAGATAATGATCTCCCGTGATGCAAGCATTTTTCACAACGGCCCATTTCTTGCTGTCCAGCTTGCCCTTTTCCCACTGCGCCGCCGCGAACTCCGTCAATGCGTCGCAAATCTCGGCTTTCTGCGGGTCGTCATCCATTGGAGAAAATATGATCGCCGTATCGTTCATCGCTACCATGGCAATTTTGTACCGACAGATGGGCTTGATAAAGTTCAGCACCGGTAATTCCTCATCTCCGGATTGCAGCCCGTGCCACTGGTCGCCCTCGTAAAAACGGTGGCATTTTTCCGTCAGCGTGTACATGTTCGCTTTGTTGTGATGATCCTTGCCCGCCTGGTACTTGCGCCAGATGTCCGTACACTCTTTTTCCTGCATCATTTAACCACCCTCTGGCCTTTCCCGGTCCCGTCATATGCGTCGATGTTCGCCAGAATCGTGTCATATTTGTCCGTGCGCTTTACCGTAGCTTTAACAGGCATCTTCGCAGGCTCCGGAGCTATTCCTTCCTGCACATGCATACCGTCCCGCAGCCCGAGGCGGTAGCAGTATACGCACAGCGCCGCCATACCGCATACCGCCAGCGCCAGAACAAACGTTAAAATGTCAGATAACAT